CAGGTGGGGATCGCCTTTCGATACTCAACCCACGGGGGTTCTTGAGCAGGAAGCCCCGCCTCTACAGGCGGGGGAGAATGTCACGGCATCATCGGGCAACGGCACGTCGGACAACACCTCAGACGGCACATCGTCGGACGGTACGGCATCCGACAGCCAGAACAACTAAGGAGACCATCATGGCCAATGACAAGAAACCGGAACTTCCCCCATTTGCGGAATTCGTCAACAGCAACGCCGACCTGTTCGGAGCGATCATCGTCATCCTATTCGGCATCGCGGTCGTCTGGACTATTATCAGCGGACTGTTCTAGAAGAGGAAACCGTCGTGGCATCGAGAAAAAACAAGACCGGCATAACCGTCGCCGGCATCCTTGGCGGCTTGGCCATCGTGCTCATAGCCATCATCGTCATCATCCAAACCGGAGTATGGGCCACGGTCGCCCCACAATTCGGGTTGCCTGCAATAACCAGCATCAGTCAGATACTTCCGGGCGAAGACTCCATGCAGAAAACAAACATCGGCTTGGGGTTGAAAAAACCGGACCTGTCGAAAATCGAAGGCCAGATCAAAGACGGTCTGGCCTCCTCGGGGAACACCGGAGAAAAGGATTCCACGAACACGGATATGGGAGCGAGCGGACTGCCGGCTTCCGCGGCAAGCCCCATGAGCGTGTCCGAAGCCATCACAGCCGCCCGGAACCTCCCGACCGAAACACCCCATACGAAGGGCTACAATCGCGCCGAGGATTTCGGGGACTGGCAGAACAGCGACCAGCTTTGCGGATACGGAACCACCCGCGACTACATTCTCAACCGTGACTTGACCGATCCAGTCATGGACTCCAATTGCAAGGTGCAATCCGGGACACTGCATGACCCCTATACGGGCCAGACCATCAACTTCCGGAAGAGCGTCGTGAAGAATGGGAAGACCGTCAGCGGAGACAGCACCGCAGTGCAGATCGACCATGTGGTCGCCTTGAACGACGCATGGGCCTCCGGCCTGTGGAAGAACTCAAGGAAAAACGATCGCGTGAAATACGCAAACGATCCGGACGTGCTGCTTGCCAGCCAGGGGGATGCCAACAATGCGAAAAGCGAGGGCATCAACCTGTACGGGAGCGGTGTCCCCAAGAAGTCCGTCGGACGATGGGCCGCATCCACCCCATCCGTCTGGCTGCCGAGCAACAGCGGCTACCAGTGCTCCTACATGGCCAAGCGCGTCTACATCAAAGACAAGTATGGACTTTCCATGAGCAGCTGGGAGAAAAGCGAGACGATCGGGTTCCTCGAGCAATGTCAAACCGCTGGGGAATAGGAAAATCTGGGAATTCGCTGTTTCTTTCAACATCCTGCCGTTAACGGCTGAAGAGGCACGGTATGTTGAGATATCGGGACGAAGGTTCATTCCTCAGCCCAAGTCCCCTCGGTGTTAATCCAGGTTTTTCGGATTCTCCTATGGTGCGGCTTTCCTTTGTGGACTTTTTGGGTGAGCCGCACCTTTTCTGAAACAATTCTGTTATGCCTGTTAAACTGAATATATCTACATAGAGTATGGAACAGCAAGGAGATCCATTGTCTGAAGACAAGACCGAAAAACTCGGCGACTTTATGCGCCGCGTAAAAGACGACACGGTGCTCAACCTGTACTTCGTCACGGAGACCGGGTCGAAAAGAATACCGACGCCACTGTTCGGCAACCCCACTGCGGAACAGCTGAGGGACAACAGGTACCTGCAATCCCAGGTGGTCGCATCCCGCAAGCACTATTGCAATGAGGTGATCAGCAGCGGATGGACCGTCCACGTGGATACCAAGTTCGATCAGGAGGCTTTCGAGAATGCCTAGAGCGGATAGAGGCTGGAGAATCTGCGGACGTCGGTTCGGTTTTCTTGGTACTAGGCACCTGTCTTAAACCTCGGATATCTTTCATTGGGATTTTCTTCTACGATATATGCCTGTTATACTGAATATATCCACATAGAGAATTGAAGGAAGACCCACCAATGAGCCACGCAGCCAACACAAGCATCCAAGACATCCAAAACGGAATAGGAGACTTCGTGCTCCGTCCCGAAGCAGACCGCAACAGCCTCGACGGCTATATGAAACTACCCGAACAAAACCGTCTCAACACCTGCTCCCATGGATGTCTCATCGAACAAGGCGTGAAATCGAACATGACCTACCATGATGACGGCAGCGGAGACTGGACACTCTGCAAAGACGACCCGGACTACAAGCAGTACGTAGAGGCCGGCAATCCGACACATGTTCCCTTGAATCCCGTCATCTGAATAGAAAGAACGAAATCATGTCCATTAAGTCAGCGCAAGCGAAACAACAGCGCAGAAACAGCGATGGCACATTCGCCAACGAGAACAAGAATGCGGGATTTCCCTCCAACGACATGATTCAGCGTGCCTCCAAATTGTTAGCGAAAAGCTCGGCGACCGTTGATGAGCCGATCATCAAGCCCTCCGTGAAGTCGGAAGGCTACATGGGATCCACCGCCATCACCGGCGGCAAATACGATGCCAGTCGCAGTCCGGCGGAAAACGCGAAACTCATGCGCGCGGACATCAAAGCATTGCAGAAGAACGGTCAACTTCCAAAAGATTGGAAGATCGGAGTCCGAACAAGTACAGGTTCCGCAAGTTGGAGAGCCCGATTCACCATCCAACTGCCGGAAGGCGAATCCTCCACATACGTGCCGACCCACGCCGAATATATGGCTGCGGATTCCGAAGACCGGATCATCGGTCCGGAACACAGGGCCGGACGAGGAATCATCGAAGCTCATGGAGGAAGCGCCTCCTCCGACGAATGGGATGAAACAGCACGGCGAATCAACCAGAAAATCCAGAACAACGAACAGCTGACCGTAGAAGAGCAAGCCTGCGTCATCGAAACTCCAAAAGTCCGCAACGCAAAGAAACTCTGCCAGCAGGTCGGAGACCAGTACACGTATCAGAACAACAACGCCATGGTCGACTACTTCAACACGGACGGATACGTCACCGTGCAAGCCGTGACCGGAATCAAGAAACCAGAAAACAATGAGTGAACCAGTACGAAACTTCAAACAAATCATTCGGATCAAAGGCACCGGCGATGACGCTTACCCAAATCCCGGAACGTTGATGCTATGGGGAGACAACTGGACGTTGTTGGATTGGATCCGGCAACACACGGACTACAGCAAGGACACCAGAACAACCCCCGTTGACGTTGACGTGCTGACTCGGCTTCACGAGTATGCGACCGGTATCGCCAACCAGAACGGGCGCCATGATGTTCGACGTGGTGAGGCCGCGTGCATCGTCGCCGGAGTGGAATCCGTGCAATCCTATCTGCGACGCAACCCTGGCGTGGAACTCGAATTCGCATTGATTCAAACGGATTCGCATCCATCAGCCCACATCGAAGGAGGAGCCTAATCGTGTCCGAGAAAATCGACCTGCAGCAGGAAGCATTGAATGCCTTGAAGGATGCAGGCCTTGGAAGTAACAGCCTCAGACAAGCATTCATCAAAGGTTATCGCGCTCACGCCTACCGTCAGCCCAGCCAGGAAGAGGAACATGTTGCGGCCGTCACGATGTCTGGACGCATGCGTTCCATCTTCCACTTGGAAGAATCGGATGAAGACAATCTGACCAGCAAGTGTTCCTGCATCTATTCTGATATTCAAACCGCTTTGCATGACGCTTACGACAGGTTCGAGACCGAAGATGACCGGCGACTCGTCGAACTGACCAACCTTGTTGGCCGAAACTGTCATGAGCTGGAAGGCTGCCTTGTCATCTTCACGTGGAAAGGCGAGCCGAAAGCCGGGACACTCCAATTCAACGGCATGAGCGACCTCAGCGTTCGAGACCTGGATTACGACACGGATTACGTGTTGGAAGTCTGGCCGGACGGTTCCATCCACGGCGTCAACAAGAACGTGTACGACCTGCACGTGTTCGCAGGAAAGAAGAGCAGCAATTGAGCAATGAAACAGTGACGCGAGTCGGTGACGCCGATCCGGTAGAACATCCCGCACACTACGAATTATCCCATCCCGGTCTGGAATGTATTGACCTGACCGCCGGCATGAGCTTCTGCATGGGCAACGCCGTCAAATACGTGTGGAGATACCGGTCGAAGAACAAGCCGGTCGAAGACCTGAGAAAGTCTCTCTGGTATACGCATTATGCGGAAAACAGGAACGAGCCCGTCGCTTTGACCTGCCGTCAGCTTGGCATCATCAATGCGCTGCAGCATCAATCCCAGACGGAACAATACGAATTCCAGTTCTGGAATGCCTTACGGTTCGGAGATTATCCGAAGATGTGCCGGGCTATCGCGATGATGATTCGACTGGCAGAAGGAAAGAATATCGACGATATTAACCAGGAGCTGGAATCTTGAACGGGGCATCATCGGCCAACATTCCTTACAAGAACGAATTACGAGACCGTCAAGGATGCGGCGAATACGGGAGACGGCACAAGCCACTCCTTGATGCGGCAATCAATGACATACGTATCCGATTCGAAGGGAAAACGGTAGAAGTCGAATTCAATGACACAGCCCCGAAGCCACTGCAAGGCTTTACAGTCACCGCGCCCGTTCAGATTCTGGAACACAACACCGGATGCTGGTGGGAGAGAACAATCACGGCACGAATCAGAGACGGCTCAACCATTCCCGTCGTGTTGGATCACGTGTATTGGAATTGGATCACCGGCACACCCATGCACATTCATCTCGACGGCATTCAACGCATCCGGGTCATCGAAGACAAGCATCATCAAAGAGAGGAAAACAATTGAGCGTGAACCAACCGTTGACGGACAGCGAAGCCAAGAACATCTTCATAAACGGCGCGGAGGACTTCTATTCACTGTCGGCAAACCCGCAATTCTCCAACGTAGCCGAACTGTTTGACGCCTGGCTTACCGAGCATGATCGCCAACTGCTGGCCAAAACGGAAACCGAAGCAGGGAAACGAATCTCCAGCGAACTCAAACTCGAACATGCAAGCGACGCCCACGCCCGAACGGAACCATCCCGCGCATACATTCAAGGATGCAAGGCCGCGAGAAGCCTGCTCGAGGACGCCATCCGAGACATGACGCAAGAACAGGGGACGCTATGAGTTTCACCGAGAAGAAATTCGTCGCAATCCACTGCGACGAATGCGATGAACAATACGACCCCAAAGACGGCAGCGCTTATTACACAGACAAAGACGACGCAGACGATGACGCCAGTTCCGACGGATGGCAATTGGATGGAGACGAAAACCACTACTGTCCGCAACACTGGCATCTGACCTGTAGCAAATGCGGGAAAACAGCAATGGGAAACCATGACGAACTCATTGAAAACGGATGGGACTGCGCCACAGACGAGTGGCTGTGCCCGGAATGTCATTAAGGAGAAAAATTGAGCAAATTCTACGAACCATTAAAAACAATCGTCAAAGAGGATGATTGGAAGATCGTCGAGGAGAACGAACACACTCTGGCCTGTTCCTGTAACGGGTTGAACGGCTGGGCTATCAGCGGCATGAGTGTGGTGGAATATTCGCAACGACGTTTGGCTTTCTTCCGGGACAATAGGCTGATCGGTGAAATCAAACTGTATGACCTTGACCTGGCGGGACGAGTCGTTGATGAATACATGACCGGCGGGTTCACTCCGACCATGTTCATTTCCTTGGATACGACGATGGAACAGTGGTGCCAGCAAATCGAAGACGCCTATGCAGGAGTGCTGACTGGACTTGAAGAGGAGGAAGATGCTGATGCCGGAAGCCAATGAGAGCATTGAACCGTTCACTCTGCTGGGTGGAATCCTGTATCTAAACGAGTTCGAACTGTTGCCGGGACTGTCGGCTGACGCTTGCCGGGACATTGGACGACTGCGGCGTAAAGCCGTATCCGCTCATCTGGTAGGTGACAGGAAAACGGTTGTCTCCTGTGCCAGACAGATCAACCGTGTGGTCGAAGCAGACAAGCGACGCCGAGAACGACTCTCCTCCAAGAAAGGTCGGCCGACACCGAAACAGAAACCGGCACAAAAGAAGAAGAACACTGGTTCCGGATACGATGCCGAATACCGGCGCTTCAGGGAACAGTTCATGCGTGATGTGACCGATCCGAAGAAAATACGCGAAGCTGACAGGCTTGCCTTCTTTAGCGGAGCTCGAATCATCGTCGAAAACAACTAACGAAAAAAAAAGAAAGCCATGAAGCATCCAATCAGGACACCACTCCTTATCGGTCTCGGTATCATATTTGCCGCAGTCATCGCAGTCGCCGTGCGCCTTGCAAAAAACCCAGTCTGATCATGCCCCGATATCATAGTCGAGCCGAACGAGCAGCCGACCTGCTCCAGTCGCGTCGTTCCACGGTGGAATCCGTCGCCAAGCAGACCGGTTTGCCCGTCGATATCGTTCGCCAGATCAACGAGCCTATCGCCAAACGTCTGGCGGAGCAGGATGCGGTGGATGCCGCGGAACGTAGCATGAGGAAAGCCGAAGCGAAGATAATGCGCGAACAGTATCCGTGCCCGCTTTGCTCCACTGGTCATGCGGAACCGCATGACTGCGACACGTTCCTTCCCCTCGGGTTCATACACGGTGGCGAACGTGACGGACAAATGGACGGCTTCTGGTGCCACCCGTACTTCTGCTCCTGTTCGAACCAACGGTGCATCGCCTGTAATATTTTCCCCAGCAAAAGCAGAGAGGAAGCCGTCGAACGGTTCTGCGCCGGAGACTTCGCCCACGAAGACGATTTCATCGAACTGAAAACCGGCAAACGTTACCACTATTCGCAATACGGTATCGAACAGCAAATCCTCCGGCACCTAGCACATTGGAGCGCGGAGCAGGTCAAAAGGCTCGGCTTCGACCCGAAGCTCGTGGACACCCTGGCCATGCAACGGACATTGGATCGCATGGGCGACAAATACGTTGACGTGTTCGACACGACGCTACTATGCCCTAACTGCGGAATGAAAGGCGAATATCGGAAAGCCATCAGCCCAATCACCCACACAAAAACATGGTGGCGGGTCGGCTGCCCATACTGCAAAACCCGCACCAGATACTCGTTTCCCTCTCAGAGAGAAGCTGCGGAAAAATTCGAATCCGCCCAACTGGATACCAAACCATCAATCCTTAACGAAAAGAGCCTGACCGCCTGATTAGGCGTTGAGCGGTGTGCCGCAGTTCGGGCAGAAGTTGGTTTGTCCGTCCAATGGCTGACCGCATTTGGGGCAGTTGTTCGTTATTGCCGGCTGGGGGATAGGGGCTGGAACGGGTGATGTCACAGGCATCGGCACAGTGCTCGTCACCGGCGCTGCTGACGCAGGAGCCTGTTGTTTGACTGCAGAAGTGAACAGTCTGACGACACGTGGCGGAATATTGTCCACCGGCAGCAGGCTCAGGGATTGGATTTCCGCAACCAACTGTCCAGGCGTCACGACACGAACATTGCCCGGCCAGACGGCTTCGCTGACATCCGGGTTGCCGTTATGTCCACCCGGTACCATGCAGACCATCCATTGGGCCGCCACGTGATAGGTTTCGAGCGTGGACGCCCAATTATCGCGTTGGGTTGCCATGTTCTCGCTCATCTTGACCACGGGTGTTCCGTCCGAGCCTTTGATGAGGGCTCGACGGCTGATGCTCATGCGCACCAGGTTTCGTGGATCCAGATTCACGTATTTGGTGTCGCTGCCGCCCTTGTAGTTCTTCGCGTCCACGAACCAGGCATGCACCTGCTGTTGCGGGTCTATGCCGACCAGCACGCAGTCGATGTCCGCGTTGATGGGCTGGCGGTTCTCGTTGAGCCCGTACAAGGACCAGAAGGAGATGACGTTGAGCTGCATGTAGGCGATGATTCTGGCCAATGCGGATTCGCCCTGCTGGCCGGCCTGTACGGCCGTGTTTCCGAAAGCGGAATAGTCCAAGCCGGAACCCGGATCGCCGTACAGTTTCCCGAGCTGGCGTTCCTGTTGCAGGTTCGCGTTGAGGCTGGCTTCATACAACGGGTCGGGGGAGCCGCCGTTGTCGTGGTCTATCATGAACCAGCCATAATAGGAGTCCTCGTTGCTCATGGCGGCCACCAGTCCGTATCGGGGTGCAAGACGGTTCAGCTCCGTCTGCGTGTCCATAATGAGGGAATTGCTTGTCGGCTGTGGTTCGCCATCGTCATGACTCAGGATGCCGCGCAAAACGGCACCTCCGATAAGTGCGATAACCACACCTATCATGAGCTGGACGAACCCCAGTCCATTCGTCGCAGTCGATTCACCAGTACCGGCGAATGGCCGTATCGCATAATCAATACCCAGCGACATGACGATCGCGGATATTAATCCCAACACGCCCGTATAGATTCTGGCCCGCATGGTCTTGCAGAAAACCACGCGGACTATGACAGCGATGATGGTGACGATCAGCGCCAGTATTCCTATGCCGTTCAGCTCCTGGAAAAACGGGTCAAGATGCCCCATGGTTTATGTCTCCTCTCCTCAGTCGTGTATCGGTTGGCGGTATTCCAAAATCCGACGGTAGTCCTCCAAAAGGAATACCGTGACATCCATCTCACAGGACATCTGATAGATCTCGCCATCATATTCCCGTTCGGCCTGCACATAGTCCGCAGGGTCGATCAGAAACATGGCGGTTTCACGGCGCACACGCCATTCGGCATGGCTTTTCCCGTATTCCGCATGCGAATCATCGGCGTGCAGCCAGTGGAACAGTTCATGGGTGAGAGAGCATCGTTTCTGCACGTCGGTCATGTGCTCGTCGATGATTATGGTCTGGACAGCCTCACAGTAGAGGCCTGAAGTGTCGTCATCAAGTGTAGCTTCGATGACGTGGACTGGCTGGGTTTCCACGGCATCGAGCATCTGCTCGTAGGTCATGCCACGGTTGATGGGCATGTGGCGGTCGAATGGTGCGGCCGTCAGCACGGTTGAATATCCTCCTATCGAATCGGTTCGAGAAGAGGATGTTCTGACAGAACGGGGGCAAGCAGTCGTCACCAGCGGCCGTCACCGCCTTCCATTTCCGCGAGCTTATGCGGATCCTTGTTCGCCGCCAGGGACACGTCGCCCCTACGTAGTTTCTCCAAAACGATACGCTTGCGCTCCTCATCGGTGAGGGAGTCCGGCCCAGGGGCATCCTCACCTGCGTTCCCGGATTCGATTTCGGTTGACGGGCAATGTTTCCGTATTGGCCGTCTTTCTTCGTCGTTGACGAGTGGCGGGGATGACGATCCGTCGAGGATTTGAACGATATCATCACCATCCATGACCGCGACGAACTGATACGAGGAGATCGAGTCGGCTCCCGTGGCTTCGGGGTGCGAATGGTCGGCTTTGAAATCGACATATGAAGTCAGCTGGCCGAATGTCATCCTCCAAAGCTCGCACATGCGTTCGAGGTCGGCTATACGCCATTCCTGCTCGTCGTTTACCCGTTCTCGGACGTATTTTTCGCTGCGTTTGATTCCACGCGCCAACGCACGGTTGGATAAACGACGTATGCCCATCTGGGATTTGACGCCGATGTTGATTCGTCGAGCGAATTCGCTGACCTCGATTTTCGTTGCCATGTCTCTATTCTACAGCTTTTGCGTCTATTTAATGCGTCACACCGACACGCCGATACTATTTGCGCCTACATGGACGCACCTGTATAACCTTAATTGCGCCCACATAGACGCAACGGATACATAGGAGACCTTTTCAGAAAATGACAAACCGCAAGGAAACACCATCAAAAACCGGAAAAGCGATCCGCGACCGGATAAACGCGATTATCGGAATCAACCGACATTCGAACTACGACGTCGCCCGCATCATCGACAAATCCGAACGCTACGTGCGTGTCCACCGCAAGGGCGATCTCGAATGGAGCCTGGGGGATGTTGAACGATACGGGGCGGCCACCGGCTACACGCCAGGCGAAATCATGGCGGACGCGTTCACGATAAAGCCGGCCATGAACGAGCGGTAGCACTGGTCCATCGCTAAGGAACTTATATGAGGCAATATGCTCTAATACATCGGGCCATCCTAGACGATCCGAGCTGGCGATGCCTGACACGTTCGCAGCAGAACCTGTATCTCCTGCTGCTGCTGAAACTTTCGACCAATCTCTGCGGCGTCGTTGACTGGCGTCCTAAAAAGCTTGCCGTCAACGCTTCGGATATGACTGTCGAGACGATAGAAGCCGATGCCGTCGTCTTGGAGAAGAAACTCTATATCGTACGAGACGAGGACACCGATGAAGTGCTGATACGTTCCTTCTTGCGAAACGACGCGCCTCTCAAAAGCAGCAAGACAGCCATCGCTGTTCGCTCTAGCTACACGGATACAGCTTCGTCGAAACTGCGTGGAGTCATCGTTTTCGAATTGCAGCGGCTGTACAAGGAGCAGCGTGACTGGCAGGGATGGGATCAGGTTAGGGACCTGCTTGACCTGCCATCAATCGACCCCCGGAGAATTGTGTCAGGAGGTGAAGAAGCGGTATCCGACGCTCTCAAACGGTATCAGGAAAGCTCTTTCTCTCCCCTACGGGATACCTCATTCGATACCCCATCAGATGGGATATCTCAAGGGGTATCGGATACCCCATCAGATGGGGCATCTCAAGGGGTATCGGATACCCAATCAGATTCATATTCTCCCCTTATACCTAATACCTTATACCTAATACCTAATTCCTCTTTCCGTGCAAAAAATGAAAAATCGGCGGACGAGTCCGCCTCAGAGCCTGAAAACGAGAATGCTTCTTTCGAAGCTTCTCAGAGTTCCAGCAGGGTTGAGGAAACCTCTCCGATTCAGAAGAAACCTTCCGCGGTTTCTTCGAAGAAGAGAAAAGTTCCGAAAAAAGAGAAGAAGCCCGCGACCCGTCAGACCGTGTTGGCTCCCGACTGGAAGCCCTCGCCCGAACTGCGCATCGCCACGGCCAAGGCGGGAGTCAACCTGATCCGCGAAGTCACCCTGTTCGTCGCCTACTACACGCAGGAGAAACCCGAACACCGCAGCGCCAACTGGGATGCCACATACAGGCGTTGGCTCGAACGGGACATCCAAAACCTGAAAATGGGGCGCGACCCCAACAACATCGCGCTACACCCGGAGAACCTGCCGGCGAACGGCAGGCTGCCGAAGAGCATGCTGAACGACATGCACAATGCGGAAGTCCAAGCGCGGGCCGCCGCCTGGGACGAAGCCCATCCGCGAGAGGAGGAATTCGATGAACTTTAACGAAGCTCTGCAGGTGCTGCGCCGCATCAACGTGCATCACGGGAACGCGCCAATCAGCGACGCGCAGGCCCAATGCTTCTACGAGGAGCTGGCCAGATCGGTGTCGTTCGACGAGGCCAACGCCGCGGTACGGGAATTCTACGCATTGCATCCTCACGGCGAATGGATGACGGTGGGGGATATCAACCTCGCCGTGAGAAGGAAACGACGGCAGTCGATGCCATCGGAGGCGACCATCACCCGGCTGATGGAGGAGAACCAGATTTCCGACCCCGACGAGATGTGGCAGTTCCGACGCTCTCTGCTCAAATCATTGGGCCGTGGCCGTCCCGCCACGCAGGCGGTGCAGCGTGCGTTGGAATTGTCCCGTCACCCGATGCTGGGCGGCCCGAGGGACGGGGCGACGAAAAGCCTGCCGCAGACACGGCCGGGGGGAAACCCCGATCCACGCGATCCGGCCCCGGTCACGACCGTCGTCCAAAGCATCATCGGCGGACTCTCGGCTCGGCCGCATCGGGCGGAATAGCCCCCCGGCCATCGCAAGAACATCGAATCAAAAAAACGCCATCAGAAAAAACCGATTGGAGAAAAAACAAATGGCAGACATCACCACACAAACAATCCGAGACACCTTCTTGGACAACCTTCCCGAAAACGTGACGCGCGAGGAGGGGGAGGAGTTCTGGAACGCATGGCTGGACAGGCAGCGCGAAGGGCATGAACCGGACATGCCGACACCTCCGGTCGGATTCCAGTACGCACCGGGCGAAGTGGACGAATTCGACTACGGCGAACCGGACTTGGAAGACGAGCAGCTGACTGAGGACCAGAAGCGAGACATGCTGGGACTGGTGCATGATTATGCGATGAACACGTCAGAACTGGCACGCACCATGCTGGACTGCCAGCATTTCGACGACCCGCAGGTCCGGGAGCTCGTACGTCAGACGTTCAAGGATCTCGAATGCGCCGGAAGCCACGTGTCTGACGCTTTGAAGCTGATGGGTTGGACCGCGGACGATGCGACGGTTGGCTGAAGTTTCTTCCGTTGCCGCATGACCCGACATCGACGGCAACGGAAGAAAATCGGTTATTTTCAATAAAAAACCGGTTAATTACAAACCCTGAGGTTACAGTGGGAACTGTTTGAGAAAACTCAGGCAAGGAGAACCCTCGAAATGACCAAACGTAACAGCAGCGGTCTGCGCAATGCGGGCGCCATCGCCACCGTCGCGGCATTGACCCTCGGCATGGCGGGGCCCGGCGTCATGACGGCCACAGCCGACGAAAACGCCGCGAACGGCAACACCGGCAGCAATGCCTCTCAAGCCGGGCAGGAAGTCAAATACACGACCACCGTGGCAGGCACGTCAGTCGACTTCACGAAGGACGGCAAAGGTGGTTACACGGCAACCGTCCCCAAGGTCAAAGGCGAGTTCAAAGACCAGGTGATCGTGTCCGGCACAGACAAGTCCCAGATCACTCTGACCGCCGGCCAGACACCTACGGACGGGAAAATCAGCGGCCCCGTCGTCTACACCAGCGCCGCCGATTCCGCGCCCAAGTTCACGTTGACCGTCACGGATTATGAAATCGTCGAAGACCAAGCGGCCCAATGGAACGCCACCGTTGAAGGCGAGACATACCCTCTCGACGTGAACGGTGACACCGCATCCAAGGACCTGCCCGAAGTCGCCTCCTATCCGGGCGACATCACCGTCACCGACGGGACAACCACCATCACGCTGACACCCGGCTACCAGAACGTCACCGTGGAATCCGGCGACAAGCTGGGCCAGCTGAACGTATCCGGCACCGCCAACTACCATCAGGATGCCGACGCGACGAAGAACACTCCGGCATTCAACGTGACACTGCCGTTCGCCTACACCTCGGGCACCCCGGTGACCGTGGACGGCACCGAAACGGAACTCACCAAGTCTGATGACGGAAAATACCATGCGGATTACGCCGGTCCGACATTGGACGAATCCAACAAGCCCAGCACGGACACGGTGACCCTCACCGGCATCAAGACCACACTGCCCATCCAATGGGGCAAAGACGTGCAGGTTGTCGATAAGGGAACCGGCGACACCGCCAGCAAGTTCGTACGCCTCACCGGAACAGCTTCCGGCGAAGTCACCATCCAGGATGGCGCCAGCAGGAAAAGCGTCACCGTGCCGGTGGAAGTGGATGTCACCGCGGATCGAGCCCAGGATAAGAGCTTTACCGGCCTGATCGTGACCCGCACCAATGCTAAAGGCGAAACCGCCGTATACGACGGGGCCAAAGACTTCAATGCGAAATTCAACCCCAGCACCCATGAATACACGCTGACCCTACCGGCCGATGCGGTCGGCGACAGCTACACGCTGGGCCTCACCCACGGTGTCGACGCCCAGGCATCCAAGCCGACGCTCACGCTCGGAGAGGGTGCCTCCCGCGTGCTCAAGGTGAACGTGAACGGAGCCGACTACACGGTTAACGTGAAATTCCAGCCGGCCGACCTGAAAGCAGATTCCCCCGCGAAACTCACCGGACTGTACGTGAACAAGACCGGCGAGAACACGAAGGGCCAGCTCATCGACAACTGGGATCCGAACCGGCTCGACTACGTGCTCGCACTGGGGGAGAAGGATCCAAGCCCGTATGTGCTGCCCGAAGCCCCCGATGGGGTCACCATCAAGGGCGGCAACATCACGCAGAACGCGCAATCCACCCGCCAGGAATGGATCGTCACCGACACCGCAACCGGCGTAAGCCGCACCTACAGCCTGACAGTGACCAGGCCGGTGAAAACCGCCGTCACCGAATTCAAGCCGGCAGACCCAGCGAAGCAGGATTCCACGGTGGACCCGGAAAGCCAGCAGGACACCAATCTTGCATCGCACGGCTACACCGGCAAGGACGGCAAATACGTCGTATCAGACAAGGGTTCCTACGAGATTCCCGAGGGTGGAACATTCGCCTATGAGCCGAAGAACGGGCAATCCGCGACCGTCACCGTCGCACATGAGGGCATGACCTACACGTACACGGTCAACGTGCTCGCGCCGGACGGCTCGACCTTCGCGCAACACACGTACACCGTCACCTACATCACGGCGGCCACGCACAAGGCGCAGCTCACCGGCATCCTCGTGGACGGTACGGCCGTCAAGGGCTTCGACCCGGCCAGACACGAGTACAACGCATCCGTGAACGATCCGGACGAATGGATGGTCTCCCCGCAGTACGACAAGGCAAGCGGCATGACCGTCAGCACCGAGAAGAAGGGGGCGGACGCCACCATCACCGTCACATCCGGTGACGGATTGGTCAAAACCACCTACAAGGTGCACGTCACCCGCAAACCATTCGGCGGCAACGGGAACAACGCGCTCGGACTCGCCTCCACCGGCGTGGGAATCGGCTGGGTCGGCTGGCTTATCGGCATTCTCGCCATCATCGGCGGAGCATTGGGAATCACGGTCGCTGTCCGCAAGCCGAAGGGCAAGGCCACGGACGAAACCCCGGCCCCGGAAGCCGATGACAGCGAAGCGTCATCCGATCAGCCGCTAAACTCCTGACCTCCATCGAAGGTTTGGCAGGAGATGCAAACACCATCCCCTGTCAAACCCCACGTTGAATCTTGATGCCATGCGGGACCCTCCTGCAAACCGGCTCCTATAGCATGACATCAACAAGGGATGCCGAAAGGCATCCTTTTTTTTTGAAGCGAAGATACGCCTCTTCGGAACATGGGACGTCCAGTCTCTTGGATCCGAAGTCCACGGGCTTCCTCGGCTTTCCGCAATCCTAAAGCTCGATGTCCTGGGCGAGCATGGTGGCCGCGTCGTTTTTGTGTTCGATCCACCATGCCGCGTCGTTCATCCGCAGCACCTGTTTGCGTAGTTCGGCGAACGCGTCACGGTCCTCGATGCGCGCGTGGCGGGCGAGCACGTCGACCTGGCTGAGGGTGCGGCGGCGTATCGGCTCCGCGCAGCTCGCCAGGGAAGGCAAACTTGCCGACTATGTGAACGCGACATTTGGTATTGACGCCGCATGAGAACAACAGGTATCGAACCGTGGGGCACGGGGGGTAGCTCGCTGATACTGGCATCATCGGATGCCTTGAACGAGAAGCCCCCGCCTCAGACCATGCAAGCGGTCAGGTGGAGGGGCACGTCACATTCTCCAACTTTCGGTTCTCTCCGTCAGCCCGTTGTCACACCAGTCGTTCGCCAGTTCGAAGGGAATGCCGAGGAATCCCTCTAACCCAGACCTCGGCACTATGGAATGGCCTGTGCCATCCAGTCCTCCGAACGCACGGCCCAACATCTGGGCAAAGAGTATCGGATGTTCTGCTCTGACTTCCACCGGCTCGTGTTTCGTCCAATGACGCTGCGCCATGCGAACGTACAAGGACTTGTATTTGTTCCCGTCAATCACACCCAGGTCGAAGGCGCGACGCACGGTCGCGGCGATGGAAATCCCCCAACCGGATTTCACATACCGGTAATCCTCCAGCATCATGCTGGAGCTGAGAACCGCTCGCGCGTCGGGCTCGGGCAGAAGGAATTCACCGGCGAACTCATTGGCCTCGCGCTCCATCAGGGACACGTCCTTTGGACGGCGGTACCGATGAAGCACCAGATGCCCCAGCTCGTGGGCGATAGTGAATCTGAGTCGGTCTCCCGGTTTGTTCTCGGGGAAATAGCCTATAAGGGTCTTGCCGGGATAGGTCACGCCATCGCTGACCGCATCGGACACGTCCACTGTCAGAGGAGCAATGACGACTCCCTTGCGCTCCGCGCTTCGTATCACATTGCTCACCGCACCCGTGGGGGGAAGCCCCAGTATGGCGCGAGTGTCGGCCGCGACCCGGCGGACACCCTGTGCTTGGGGTGCCGAGGTCGGTGCAACCTCATCCAGCCACGATGCTGTTTCATCTGGCACGTCTGACATTGCCCTGACTCTGGAGATTGTGTCCGCCAGCATCTCGAATTCCGCGCAGATGCGGTTGTCGAGGTTCTTGGTGATTTTCTTCTTGCGCCGGAAGGCGAGATGCTTCCGATCCATGTCAGTTGCGTGCAACATGAAGAAGGACAAGGGAAGACTTGTCGCGTAGGCTATCTTCTCGATGCTTGATTCGGTCAAACGGGCAGTCGGATCGGCAACCAACTTCCCGATGTAGGTCGGGGTCATGCCGCAGCGTTCCGCAAGCTCCTTCTTGGTCCAACCCCGATATTGCCGCGCAAGTTCGATGCGTGCGGGGTTGAACTCGTTCATTGGACCGTCTCTTTCTTTCTTTCCTGAACAATGATATTTGAACGCGGGACCAGCAGCTCATTATCCTCATCTCCGCCGTTGAAGGACATGTCTTCAAGGTTGCCCTCCATCGGCAGAACCATGAGGGCGATACACGGGGCACCTTTGGGGAACCGTCCGGTGCCAGTTGGCTGATAGGCGGAGCAGTGGAACACCCCATTGGTCTCAGTCCAGACGAGGACGATTTCGGAGTCCTTGAGCGGCCGGACGCCGGAAACCTCCTGATCAAGCAGGACCGGCTGAGCCCACGCCTCCCTGCGCAGTCGATTCATGCCAGCCGGCGGTACGCTTCCCTCGAATTTGAACTCCTTGAGGAACCGGAGCTTGAGGCCGGTGTCCGTATTGCGCAGATGAAGACAGGAAGCGGAGCCTGTAATCTTCCAGTCGTCGATCGGATCATCGGCAAGCTCGGCGCGAAGCGTGGCATTGAAGCTGTCCGCGTAGAGTTTCGGATACTCGGTGTGAGAGGTGCCAAGGGTACCCATGGCGGAGAGCGAGCGGAGCCTGGCCTGCGGCAACAGCGTCGGAAGGGCGTCGTTGATCGGCGCAAGGCTCTGGCGAATCAGTTCAAGTCGTTCCAAAAGACCTCCAAGCAACAAGGCAACCGTACTTGACTTTCCGGCCGCATTTTGATTTTGAAATCTGAGTTTGAGTTTACCACCCAATAATTAATCTATCAATTCGAAGTGTCAATTCATCCGGTCGAACACAATGGGGTGGCGCGATCCACGTATGGAACACGCCACCCCATCCGAAAAGGAAACAGGAAGGAAAAGAATCAGCAGGGAACAGGATCGCTGCCAAGCACACCGCAAAAACTATCTTCATACCATCCACCGTCTCCACCGTTGGAGCCACCGTTGCCGCCGCCCTGGGACGGCTGCGGCGTGGGCTGCGGCTGTGGTGCGGGCGTGTATCCGCCACCGGTGGATTGCTGCGGCGTGTACGCGTATCCGCCCTGGGATTGCGTGTATCCGGTGTAGCCTCCGGCGGCATTGCCCGTAGTGTCGCCACCGTTATTCGTCTGGGCCGTGTTCTCGCCCGCCTGTTTCGCCTTCTCGGCCTCGGCTTTCGCGTCGTCGTCGGATTTCGCCTTCATGGAATCGCTGACCGTCTTCACGGCCTTCTCGATCCCGTCGGCGTCCCTGGTCTTGATGGCGTCCGCGAGGGCGGTGCGGGTCTTGTCGTCCTTCACCTTCCCCTTCGAATCGGAGAGCAGCTTCGAGGCTTCGGCCACGATCCTGTCGAGCTTCGAACCGTTCACCGCGTCCGCCTTGCCCTTGACCTCCTTCACGGTCCTCGAATACGCGGCGGCGAAGCCTTCAAGCTCCTTCGACACGGCCCTGATGTCGGTCAGGCTCCCGGACGGGCATCCGGGCACGGCCGTCTTCGACTCCGAGGCGGCCTTCACGCTCGAGACCAGCACGGCGACGGTCTTCGCGTCCTTCACCTCATCCGTCTTCACCGAGACCGCGGCCTTCAGGGCGTCCGACTCCAGATAGTCCGTCAGCTTCCCCTGCGCCCTGACGGCCTTCGCATGCGCGGCGGAGCATTCCCCGGAAGCCGATGCCAGCCGATCATGGCTCCACCACGCGTATCCGCCCGCGCCCGACGCGGCCAGTACGATCGCGCAACCCGCGGCGATCGCGGGAACCATCCATTTCGGATGGTTTCCCCTCGGCGGCAGCGGGGCCTCGGATACCGTCGCCGGCTGTTCCGGCGGCGTGATGCTCGTGTTCATGGTTTCCTCTTTTCCGTGCATTCGTTCCTCCTCATAGTATGCCGTCGCCGGCCCGACCGGGCCTTGCCTCCTGATGGGCGACCGGCGACGAACCTCGTTCCATTGGACGGTTCCAGACTGCATCCGCCGCCGTGCGCATGCAAGCCGGACGGCGGAGTGGCCGCAACCCGGAAAAACCGGTCAATTTCAATAAAAACGGCGCTATTGCTGTTTTCGTGGGTGATGGTTCATTGTTGAACCGTTGTGGGAGTAAGAGAAGAGCGCTTTTTGGGTGGGATGTTTGACGACCAGGAAGAACACAGTCAAAAAGCGTCTGATGAACAGCATGTTCAACCTTGAACGGTTTCCCGCACGTCGCGTGGCGCGCCGCCGGAGACGTCGCCCATAGGGCCGCCGAACGGTTGAGGGCGTCGATGCCGTCGCCGTTCGACGGCCTGCACGCGATCGGCGCGGACGAGACCAGCTACAGGAAGGGCTACACGCACGTCACCATCGTCGTCGACCATGAGCGCCTACGGGCAGCCAGCCCGGCCGACGCAGGCTCCTTCGGTTGGGCTGTTCTCGGCTTCTTCATTCCTCTGGTCGGGCTTATTCTGTGGATGATCTGGAAGAACGACCGTCTTGGCGATGCGGGCATGGTAGGCAAAGGCGCACTGGTTTCAGCGATCATCAACGTCGTGCTCTTCATCCTATGGAGCGTGTTCGCAGGCACCCTATTCGCCGCATCCGGCTCCTACTAAAAAGACAAGATTGAAACGACAGTTCTATAAAAGACAAGGGTGACGCATCCTATTCTCATGGGGATGCGTCACCCCTCGCTCTTAAAGAGGGAAACGAACAGCAGAAGATCAGCTACAAGGAATCCACGTGCCAGGCTTACCGCTGGTGTCTACCGATTCACGGATGGAACGCGCCGCTCCATCCGAAAAGGAAACCGGAAGGAAGCAGGAAATCAATTGCAGGGAATCTGGACACCCGGCTTGCCGCTGGTGTCAACAGCCCAGCAAATATCCTCGTACCCGTCATCACCGCCGCCCTGGGGCGGCTGTGGCGTGGGCTGCGGTTGCGTCGGCGGCTGGGGCGGCGTATAACCGCCTCCGGTCGAACCACCTGTGGACTGCTGTGGAGTGTACGTGTAGCCACCGCCCTGGGATTGCGTGTAGCCGCCACCGGTGTATCCGGTGTATCCTCCGGTTGTTCCGCCCGTGTAGGAGCCGCTGTTATCCGTCTGCGTCTGGGCGGCATTGTCGGCCGTCTGCTTCGCCTTCTCGGCCTCGGCATTCGCGTCCGCGTCCGACTTGGCTTTGATGGAGTCGTTGACCGCCTTCACCGCATCCGAAATCGCCTTCCCGTCCTTCGTCTTGATGGCGTGCTCCAATGCGGTGCGAGTCTTGTCGTCCTTCACCCTGCCCTTCGAATCATTCAGGACCTTGGTCGCGTCGGCGACGGTCTTGTCGAGTTTCGAACCGTTCACGGCATCCGCCCTGTTCGCGACCAGGTTCACGGTCTTCGCATATGCGGCCGCAAGACCGTCGATCTCCTTCGTCATCGCCTCGATATCGGCCCGATCGCCGGAGGGGCATTCCGGAACGGTCGTCTTCGTCTTCTCGGCGGCCTTCACCGTCGAAGCCAACATCCCGACCGTTTTCGCGTCCTTGACCTCCGAATCCTTGACCTTGACCGCGGCCTTTAAGGCGTCCGACTCCAGATACTCCGTCAGCTTCTTCCGCGCCTTCACCGCCTTGTCGTATGAGGTGGCGCATTCCTCTGAAGCCGCCGTCAACTGATCATGGTTCCAATACAGGTATCCACCGGTGCCGACAGCCGCCAAAACAACGACGGCAGTACCCCCCGCAATCAACGGAACCAGCCACTTCGGACGCTTACGATCCGGAGGCAGGGGGACTTCGAATTCCGTCACCGGCTCAACCGGTGGCGTGACGTTCATGTTCATAGGTTCTTCTTTCTCATTCATTTGTCTTTCCTTATACTATGTCGTTGACTGTCAGGCTGAACCGTGTCTCCAATACACGGTCGCCGATCAGGCTTTGTTTCGTGGACAATTTCAGAATGTATCCAATGATATGCGCTTGCAAGCGCAACGGTAAGGTGGCCGCTCACAAAAAATATCGGTCAATTTCAATAAAAAACCGGGTAATTACAAGATTTGACGTTATGGTAAAAACCGCAAGAGTCCAGTGAATATCTCTGGCGACAAAATATCCTTCTTATCAGAGGAGACGATATGGGGAGAAACAACAATCCCACTCGCGGTTCCACAATCCGGCATGTGGTCCGCACGATCGCCG